TTGTATTCTTTCAATTCAGCTTCAAGTTCAGAAGATTCTTTCATACCAGTTTTACCTTTACCGATACCTGATGATACATTAGTATTATCTTCTTTATTGTCACCTTTACCAATTCCAGATGATTTGTCAAGTTCTTCATCGACTTCGTCTTTGTCGTCCTCGTCATCTTCTTCAGTAAGAGCAGCTTCATCGATTTCATACTCTTCTTCAACAGCTTCAGTAGATTCATCCATGTCTTCACCTTCTTCAGCTTCATCATCTTCACCTTCAGACAATTCGTCTTCAAGTTCTTTAATAATAGCTTCTAAGTCAAGGTTTCCTTCTTCCATGTCGTCCTCATCTTCGTCATGCATTCCTTCTTCTTTCTCATCGTCATGCATTCCTTCTTCAGCTTCGTCTTCATCATCCTCTTCTCTCATACCTTCTTCAGCATCATCTTCATCGTCATGTTCACCTTCTTCGTGACGACCTTCTTCAGCTTCATCTTCATCTTCTTCTTCAGTTACAGGAACTTCATCTTCTTCAAGTTCTTCTTCCTTTAACTTAGCAGAAAGCATAGATTTGATTTGAGGTGTGAATGCTTCTTCTAATGCCATCTTTGCATTTTCTAATGCAGTTTCTCTAACTGCTTTAGCGTCTGCGATAGCTTCTTTTAAAATATCTCCCATGATATTTCTCCTCAATGTATTTTTTGGAATAAGTTTATTAGGAAACTTAATATTTGTTAAGTTATATTTAGACACCGTAAAAGGGTAGACGGTGTATTGTGTGTTTCACTAATAAATATTAATAATTAATAAAAACCTACAATAATTTTTTATGTTTTTTGATATTTAATCGCTTGAAATCTTCCGTCAATAAATTGTCATACCACTTGGTTTTTTTTAATTTATTACCAGCCTCACTCAAGTCTTTTCGTTTGGCTAAATTATACAATACACAAGGTGCTTTTTTTCTTGTATCCATACCACCAATGTTGAAATCTTCAAATGGTGAGAAAACTAATAACTTGATATGTTTCATATTGTGTTCTTTGATTTGTTCATTTAAGAATTTTTGATATGGTTTTCTTTTTGTTGTTTTCATATCATCACCAACGTGTAGAATCAAACCAGTTTTGAAATCTGATTGTTCCCATTCTTGAATCATTTCAATTAATGATGTTTCCATAGTGGAGTTGTATACCATAAACTTTATATTACCAGTTTGTAAATCTCCAGCAATAAATGGACATATTGGCATATTATTGAATGTAGGATTTGGTGTTTGTAGGAAATCTAAATATTCAAATAATTTGTCTATTATTTCCGTGTGAATATTAATTATTTTGTTCTTTTTCTTTAATGGTTTTATAATGATTTCTAAGTTTTGCTAAATTTCTTTTTTCTCTTTTTAGAATTGATTTTTTAACAAAAAATTCTTTTCTTCTCAGGTCTTGCATTATATCAGAGTTTTTTACTTTTCTTTTCAATCTCTTTAATGCTTCTTCTACATTGTTGTTATAAACCGTTACCGATAACCCTACTGCATTGTCTTTAGGTCTTTTCCTAAAGTTGCGTCTTTTTTTCATATTAACCTCTTATTTATGTTTTTACTTTAAATCTTTTACTCATTAATATATCTAATAAATTATCATACATTTTTTTATCCACTGTAATTGTATAATGTTTTGATATTTTTTTCTTTTCTTTAGTTTGGTCACCAATATAAACAAAACCTTTTTGAATTAATTTTTTAAATACTCTTGAAAACCTTATCATTTCATTTTCAGGAACAAATAATTGTTTAGCTTTATTACGAGGTATTGGTTTTCCTGCCCCAATATACTCATTTAAATTCAATTGTTCTTTGATGATTTCTCTAATTTGTTCTCTTAATTTTTGTTCAAATCTAAATCCACCTCTATCGTGTTCTTTAGCATTAACGAT